AAACAGCGGGGGCTTCGGCCCCTGCTTCACATGGAAGAATAGCCATGAAGGTTGTAACCGTATCAAAGACCGGCACGGGATCAAGCAGCACGATCATCATGAATACCAACATCAGCCCGTTCAATGTTGGATTCGGCGTCATCGTATCGGGCACAGTGAATTACACCGTGCAGCATTCATTTGACGATCCTAGCGGCACCATTTCAACTTGGTTTAGCCATCCTACGGTTGCAAGTCAAGCCGCAAACGCAGACGGTAATTACGCTTTTCCTGTGACGGCCATCAAGCTTCTTGTTAATTCTGGCTCGGGAACGGCGACGCTAAAACTCATCCAAGCAGGTATCTAACGTGGGCCAAGTTGGTTACTCAAGCGTAGCCAATCAAGCCAACACGTCAGACGGCTTTGCTCTGGGCGTCGGTGCGCAAAACGTCATTGGCGGCACAGATTTTGGTCTTGATGTGGGTGATGATGGCGTTGTCGATGTGTACGGTGCAACGCCCACCACAACCTTTTACATTCTTGATGAGGCAAGCCCAGGTTATGTCCTTCAAGAGGATGACAGCAAAATTGTCTTGGAGGCCTCGTAATGGCTGATCAGAAGATTTCCGCAATGCCCACAGCCGCTACCCTCACGGGTGCGGAACTTGTGCCTCTTGTTCAGGGCGGGGCTAACGTCAAGGCAACGCTTGATGTCCTAAGGCAATACGACGCAAGCTATGGTGGCTTTAGTAGCACGCTAGACCAAACCGGCAGCATCTCTGCCGGGACGGCCATGACCTATAACACGGTCGATATTTCTGACGGGGTTACGGTTGCGAGCAATAGTCGGATCACGGTACCAAGCACTGGCATTTATAACCTACAGTTCAGCGCTCAGTTTAAGAACGTCGAGAACACACAAGAAGACGTGACCATTTGGTTTCGCGTAAACGGTGTGGATCTTGCAAACTCGGCTACTCAGACCACAATACCTGCCAGAAAGAGCGCAAGCATTTTTGGTTACGGCGTAACGGCCTGGAATATCTTTCTGAGCCTTACTGCTGGCCAGTACGTTGAGATCGTTTGGCTGCCCACAGTGGCTACGCTTACGATGGAGCACTTGCCTGCAAGCGTTTCTCCGGCCTACCCGGCAATTCCTTCAGTCATCGCCACGATGATGCAGGTGGCCTAAATGCCCGCCAAATCCAAGGCGCAATTTCGGTTGATGAAAGCAGCCGAAAACAATCCCAAGTTTGCCAAGAAGGTTGGCATTCGGCCTGATGTAGCGGCTGAGTACACCCAATCCAACGTGAAAGGGCGATCTTATGCAAAGCTTCCTGAACAGCTTAAGAAAGGTGGTCCGAGTCTTGCGATTGGCCGCGGTGAAAAGCTGCCGGCGGATCAAGGCGCTGGTCTTACGGCCAAAGGCAGAGCGAAATACAACCGAGAAACAGGATCAAACCTAAAGGCTCCACAGCCTCAGGGCGGATCGAGACGAGACTCGTTCTGCGCCAGAATGGGTCCTGTAGCAGAAAAGAGCGAAAAGGGTTCTCGAGCACGCGCATCCATGCGCCGTTGGAACTGTCCGGGGTGGTAGATGGCCTATTCAGATACATACGGTCAGATTTATTCAGTACAGACGGTCATAGACCACGCTGCACGTCGCTGTGGCAAGCTTGCTGAAGAACTGACTAGCGAGCAATTGCTAACGGCCAGAGAGTCGTTAGGCTTCGTTCTGACCAATCTAATCAATATTGGCATCCAGTATTGGGCGATTAAGAAGGAAGTCATTGGCCTTACGCCCAACAAATACATTTACACCTTGCCTGTTGGCGCTAACGACGCCTTAAATGTGCTTTACCGCACCATGCAGCGCCCTACTGGAAGCTACTCTTCTAGCGCTGGTGGCAATGCAGCCTACGCAGGGGATAGCGATGTCGATACTTACTGCTTGCAGACAAGTACGAATGGCAATATATCGATCAATTTTGGCACCAGTAACCCAATTTATGCTGGGTCGATCGGCCTTCTCCCCTATGTTTCTGGTGGTGGAAGTGCCACCTGGACGCTTACCCTTGAGTATTCCACTGATAACACCACTTGGAATACCCTTGAAGACCTCGGAGAGGTTGTCGTAACCGATAAGCAGTGGCTCTGGTATGACATCGACCCAGGCCAGAGCGTGCAGTATTACCGGGTTAGAGCCTCTGCAGGCACGACACTGGCTTTGCGTGAGTTTTATGTGGGCAATATGTCGCGTGAAATCCAAATGGCGCGGCTAAATCGTGACGATTACACCAATCTGCCCAATAAAAACTTCACAGCTAACCAGCCCTACCAGTTTTGGTTCAATCGGACCGTCCCACAGCCAGAAATCTACCTTTGGCCGGTGCCAAACGAGTGGTACGTCCAGATGACTGTCTGGTATTCCAAGCAGATCATGGATGTAGGCGACTTATCTGATGAACTACAGATCCCGCAGCGCTGGTATATGGCCGTTGTCGGCATGCTAGCGCATCAATTAAGCATGGAATTACCTCAAGTACCCCTTGATCGCGTCAGATACCTTGAGGACCAGGCTGGCAAATACTTGGCGCTTGCAGAAGCAGAAGAGCGTGATAAGAGTCCGATCTACTTTGCGGTCAACATCAATCCATATACGAGTTGAAGATGACTTTGCTAGCCGGATTTCACAAGCATCACATTATTCCTCGTTATAAGGGCGGATCAGATGCGCCAGATAACTTAGTCCTTTTGCATCCAATTGATCATGCGATAGCTCATCTGGTTAGGTTCAAAATTTACGGCAATCCGGCTGATGGCTGGGCATATAATCGATTGGCTAACGGCTTAAAAGAAGACTTGATTCCAAACCGCAAAGGCATTCCCAAGCCTTATATGCGAAAGCCTAAGTCTGAAGAAACAAAATCTAAAATGTCTTTAGCCGCAAAAGGTAAGAAAAAGTCGCCTGAGGCGGTAGAAAAAATGCGCAAGGCGTTGACTGGTAAAAAAGCTACGGGCAAGTCTTTGGAAGCATTGCATGCACATCGGCACTTGGCTTGGAGCGCTGAGGCGCAAGCTAAAAAGTCTGCAAAAACCAAAGGTGTTCCTCGCCCGTATGCTAAAAATTCTAAGCCCCCATCAGTTGAGGCTTGTGCTTCTGGCGGGAGGGCTAATAAAGGCCGCAAGCAGACGCCAGAGCAAATTGCAAAGCGCGTTGCTTCCCGCCGCGCCACTCTTGCCGCTCAGGGCAGAACATCGTAATGCCACTCTTTCTTGACACCGAGGGCTACTCAGACATCGCAATTGGCATTTGCGATCGCTGCCGTATGAAGCGCCCGCATGCAACCCTTGGCCCAGACATTAACTTCCCTGGCCTGATGGTATGCGAAGAGAATTGTCGAGATCAAAAGGACCCTTATCGACTGCCAGCAAGAAAGACTGAGCGGATCAATTTGCGTTTCCCGCGGCCTGATGTATCGGTGGCTGCAGAGCAAAATAACCTAGTGTTAAATGATCAGCAAAGTATAATTCTCTCAACTGAGGGCAATACCAATCTCATCGAAAATGATGGCAACCTCGATGGAATAGCGATAACACCATAATGGCCAATCAAACGATCAGTCAGCTTCCTACCGCCCAGGCCCTCACAGGAACTGAGCTTGTACCTATCGTACAGAATGGCGGTACAGTCCAGACAACCACGGGTGCTATCTCTGCCATTTCAGGCGGTGGCGGTGGCAGCGGTGTCTCTGGATACTCAGGGTTTTCAGGCTTTTCAGGCTTCTCTGGCGACAATCCTGGCTCGAGCGGCTTCTCTGGTATCAGCGGTTACTCAGGCCTTTCTGGTTACAGCGGTTTGTCGGGCTACTCAGGTTCTGGCATTTCTGGTTTTTCAGGTTTTTCTGGATTCTCTGGCCTAGGGCTTTCTGGCTACTCAGGAGAGTCAGGCTACTCTGGACTTTCTGGCTTCTCAGGATTATCTGGATTCTCAGGCATCTCGGGTTACTCGGGATCTGGCATCTCAGGCTACTCGGGTTCAGGTATATCGGGATTCTCTGGATTCTCAGGTCTAGGCCTATCGGGATTCTCAGGACTGAGCGGATTCTCTGGCGGCTCAGGATTTTCTGGCTTATCGGGATTCTCAGGTCTTTCAGGCTTCTCAGGTGCTGGCTCTGCGATTACTGTTTCTGATGAAGGCACGCCACTCACCACCAACGTACAGTCATTTGACTTTGTTGGCGCAGGCGTCACTGCTACCGCGGTAGGTAATGCAGTCACTGTCACGATCTCTGGTGGAGGTGGTGGCGGAACCTCAGGATATTCAGGCTTCTCGGGTATCTCTGGCTTTTCCGGTATATCAGGATTTTCTGGCATCTCTGGTTTCTCCGGCATCAGTGGCTATTCTGGTTCTGGTATCTCTGGCTTCAGTGGGGCCTCGGGTTTCAGTGGCATTTCTGGCTTTAGCGGAATCTCTGGTTTCAGCGGTTTCTCAGGCATTAGTGGATTCTCTGGGATTAGCGGTTTCTCTGGAACCTCTGGTTTTTCAGGAACCAGCGGTTTCTCGGGTATTAGCGGCTACTCTGGCTCAGGTATATCTGGCTTCTCTGGGGTCTCTGGATTTAGCGGCTTTTCAGGTGTCAGCGGATTTTCTGGCATCAGCGGATTCTCTGGCTTAAGTGGGTTCTCAGGAATCAGTGGATTCTCTGGCTTCTCAGGAATCAGCGGCTTCTCAGGACTCAGTGGGTTCTCAGGGATTAGCGGATTCTCGGGTTTCTCCGGCACTTCAGGTTTTTCAGGTATCTCAGGCTTTTCTGGGGAAGGAACCTCGGGCTTCTCAGGATTCTCTGGCTCTGGCATTTCTGGGTTCTCTGGCTTTTCAGGAATCTCTGGCTTCTCGGGTGCCGGCACTAATATTTCCGTATCTGATGAAGGCTCACTATTAACGTCTGGTGTAACTTCTTTTGACTTTGTTGGGGCTGGCGTAACGGCAACCGCAGTAGGAACTGCTGTTACGGTAACGATCAGCGGAGGTGGTGGAGGCGGTTCATCGGTCATTCTTGAGAACCAGCGCACGATCTCAAGCAATTACACAATTACAGACGGGTATAACGGATTAAGCGTAGGTCCTGTTACGGTTAATACAAGCGTCGGCGTAACGGTAGGTACCGGCGAGCGCTGGGTTGTTATGAATTTCTAAAGGAAAGTGTCATGTCCTCATTTGTCGTTCAAGGTAACTCTAGCGGTACTGGCGCTCACACCATTCAGTCGTCGGCAACCAATAGCTCCATCACACAAACCCTGCCTACGGTTGCAAGCACTACACTGGGTTATCTGAATGCGCCATTAGATAGTAAGACGGCCAACTATCCGATAGTGGATGGCGATCAGGGCAAGACCATTTATCTTGCTTCTGGCTCTGGTGTGACGTTCACGATCCCTGCCAATGCTTCTGTGGCGTTTGAAACAGGTACAGTGCTGACGTTCATTAACATGAGTTCTAGCAGCCTGTCGATTGCAATCACGACCGACACGATGTATCTCGCAGGGACGGGTAGCACAGGCACAAGGACGCTTGCTCAGTACGGGATTGCAACAGCGATCAAGATGACATCAACAACGTGGCTGATCTCTGGCAACGGGTTGACCTAACATGACCGGCATTCTCAACGCCCTGATTGCGGGTGTATCTGGCGCAGTCAAAGACACCTACTTCAACCTTGTCTCCCTGCTGCTCCCCGGCAACGGCACCAACGGCGCACAGAACAACACGTTCTTAGACTCGTCCACTAACAACTTCACCATCACCCGCAACGGTGACACTACGCAGGGAACCTTTAGCCCGTTCTCACAGACGGGGTGGTCAAACCGCTTTGATGGATCAGCTAATTACCGATTGACCATACCGGATAGCACCGACCTTGATTTGACAGGTGATTTTTGCTTAGAGATGTGGGTGTACGTTACTGCAAATTCATCGTCAGGCCAGTTGGTCTGTATCGGAAATGAAAACGCTGGTCAGAACGGCTTTATTTTTTACATTCCTGGTTCAACTACAACCTTAAGCCTGTATACAAATGGTACAGCAGCATTAACAACCTCATCGGGTTCAATAGCTCTTAATACGTGGCATCACGTTGCTTTGGTAAGAAGCGGAACCGGAGCTGGTAACACCGTCATTTACGTTGACGGGGTAAGCAAAGGCAGCGCACAGATCACAACGAGTTTTACGGGAATTGCCGCTAATGGTCTGTGTATCGGCCAGACATACAACGGTTCTTTCGTTGGTGTTTCAAATACATATATATCCAACGTGCGCCTTGTAAAAGGCTCTCCTGTTTATACGGGCGCATTCACTCCACCAACGTCACCACTTACTGCGATCACCAATACGGTTCTTTTAACGTGCCAAAGCAATCGTTTTGTTGATACGAATACGCAGACAACTGCTAAGACGATTACGGTAACAGGCTCACCCTCAGTCACCCCCTTCTCCCCCTTCGCACCAACGTCCTCCTACAGTGCTGCCGCAGTGGGTGGTAGCGGGTACTTTGATGGGACGGGGGATTATTTGAGTGTGGCTGATAACACAGCGTTAGACATGGAAGCGTCTGACTTTACAATGGAGTGCTGGGTTTATCTTAACGAAACACCAAGCTCATCCGACGGAATTTTTGCCAAACGAACTGACGTAGGTACGTTCGGTGGAGTTTTAATATATTTTAGTGGGCTTACGCCTAATTTCTATGCAACATTGAGCGGTTCAAGCTGGGGAATTGCCTTTTCAAGTTCTATCGCAGCCACACTAAACGCATGGACTCACTTGGCGTTTACGAGAAGCGGGAGTACATGGACTATTTATGTAAACGGCGTTTCTGGCGGAACAGGCAATTCATCTGGCACAGTTCCTAATAACACAAGCGCTTTTGTGGTTGGAGCATATAGCTCAGATGGGAATGCGACGTACCTATTCCCTGCCGGATACATTTCAAATGTTCGTGTAGTCAAAGGCACTGCCATTGTTCCTCCCGCTGGCGGTCCCACAGCACCACTAACGGCAGTACCCAACACATCCCTCCTCCTCAACTTCACCAACGCCGGTATCACGGATGCCACTGCCAAGAATGTGCTGGAGACTGTTGGGAATGCTCAGATCAGCACAAGCGTCAGTAAGTTTGGTGGTGGGTCGATGTACTTTGATGGGACGGGTGATTATTTAGTTGCTCCAAACTCTCCGTTATTAGATCAAATTGGGGACTTTACCCACGAAATGTGGTACTACAGGTCTGGTAATGGTGCTGCTGGACAATTTGATGTTTGTTTTTACAAAGATATTACTAATTATTTGTATATGGTTGTTGATAGGAATAATTCCTATAAAGCTTGTATCGTTAAACATAATATAGGATTCATTATTACTGGTACTACGGCTTTGGCTTCGGCAACTTGGTATCACTTGGCATTTAGCAGATCGGGTAGCACAGTAAGGCTATTTGTTAACGGAGTCCTTGACGGGTCTGCTACTGAATCTACTAATACGTCTGGGTCGGCTGTGTCTTATTTTGGTGGATCAGCCGGCCATACGTTTAATGGATACATTGACGACATGCGCATTACTAGAGGTTATGCCCGCTACACAGCCAACTTCACGCCTCCAACAGCGCCATTTCCTGTGCAGTAAAGGACAAACATGCTCTACAGTAAAAACGGAAGTATTCCCAAGCCTGAGACTGACGGCACTGATGGCTGGATTGAAGTGCCTGATGCGCCTATCTGTCCAGAGGGCAAGGAAGTCGTATGGTGGTCAAATGAGTGGGTCATCCGTGATCCAAAGCCACAAGACAGAGCAGGCTACCAATGGAACTGGAATCACGGCGCTAAAGCGTGGGTGGAGTGCGCTTATCCGGTGACTGCTGTAGAGACGGTTGAGACGATTGTTGCTAGCATGACTGCTGACAGTTTGGGAGCAGACTCCCTGTGAAATACAGCATCGTCATTCCGACGTATAACCACTGCGAAGACTTATTAAAGCCATGCGTTGAGTCGATTTTCCAATATACCGACATGACAGACGTTGAGTTAGTCATCTCGGCTAATGGCTGTGTAGACTCCACGAAAAACTATCTCATCTCGCTCAAAGAGCAATTCAAACGAATTGGCTTTGAGAAGCACTTAAAAGTCATCTGGCACGATGAAGCCCTTGGCTACTCGGGCGCTACCAACGCAGGCATACGCTTTGCCACATCAGACAAGATCGTGCTCCTGAATAATGATACGGTTCTCTTGCCGCAGGCCAAGAGCCAGTGGCTAGAGATGCTCAATAGCGCCTTTGCCAATGAGAAGTGCGGCATCTCTTGTGTCATCAAGGGACCATCAGAGCCAGCCGGCAAGGAATTTGCCATCTTCTTTTGCGTGATGATCCACCGCAAGGTTTTTGACAAGATTGGCCTGCTCAATACGGAATACGGCGTCGGTGGCGGTGAAGATACCGAGTTTTGCATTGAGGCTGAAAAGGCGGGGTTTGAGGTTATTGAATGCTCGCCCAAGATGTGGCAGGGCGACATCTTTGTTGGCGGCTTTCCGATTTATCACAAGGGCGAAGGTACCGTACTGGATACGAGCCTGGTTCCTGATTATCACAATGTGTTCCTGCGCAACTCGCTCAAGCTAGCCAAGAAATACAACCCTGACTGGTATCGTTGGCGGCTATCAAATTACTGGGAGCGGGCAGTCTTCCTCAAAGGAGATCCAGTCTTTCCCAGGGAAACCACCCGCTACGAATGGGCAGCCAAGCATGTAGTCGGCAACAAGATTCTCGAGATCGGCTGCTCAAGCGGTTACGGCCTTCAATTCATGCCTAACGGCGTGGAATACACAGGACTCGATTACGACCCGATTATTGTGGATGTGGCCAAAGAGCAGGCTTGGGCACCGAATGCGAAGTTCATGCACGCCGACATCAACAAGGTCGAATTAGAGCACTACGACACCATCATCGCTTTTGAAGTCATTGAGCATATCGATAATGGCCTCGAGGTGTTACAAAAGCTCAAAAAGCACTGCAAGAACCTGCTTTTCACTGTGCCGATGAATGAGCCACCAGGCTTTTGGGGACCGCATCATAAGCTGCATGGCTTAAACGAGTCGCACTTTCCTGGCTTTGAATTCAACTACATCGATGAGGCTGGCAATATTTCTGAATGGCCGCGGCAAATTGATCATGCCAACCGCTTGAATCTCCTCATCGGACGTTGGCATGCCTAATGTCTTGTGCTCTATTTCAACCCGTGGCCGCACGCATACGACGCTGCCCATGGCGTTGCAAGCCATCATCAATCAGACGCGCAAGCCTGACAAGCTAGTCATCTTTGATGATAACGACGAGCACCAAGACCTGCGGTCAGATCCGCTTTTCTCCCAGTTGTTTCGCATTCTTGACCAAAAGGAAATCGCCTGGGAGTGGCTCTTTGCCGGCAAGAAAGGTCAGCATCACAATCATCAGATCGCTAACTGGATGGGCTACGAGTGGGTATGGCGCGTTGATGATGACGCGCTGCCCGAGCCAAACGTCCTGCAGAACCTCTTAAAGCACGCAGCACCTAACGTCGGCGGTGTTGGCGGCTCAGTGTTCACGCCACCACATAAGTTTGAAGGCGACGCTACAGGCAAGATTGACAACATTTACGCTGAACCCAATCCGCAGTGGCAGACCATTAAGAAGGTCAAAGAGGTTGACCATCTGCACTGCACGTTTCTCTACCGCGCTGGGATTTACGACTACAACCTAGGCCTGTCTCGAGTCGCCCACAGAGAAGAGACGCTCTTCACCTTTGGCTTAAAGCAGAAAGGCTACAAGCTGCTTGTCGTACCCAGCGCAGTGACGTGGCACCTAAAGGCTCCATCGGGCGGTATTCGCATGGAAAGCAATGAAGCGATGTTTGCTCATGACGAGCAGATCTTTCGCAATACCATGGCCTTTAAGGATCACACGATTGTGGTGCTCAACGGAGGCATGGGTGACCACTTAGTCTTTTCTCACGTCCTGCCAGCGATTAAGAATCCCGTGGTGTTTGGTTGCTACCCAGAGATCATTCCGTCAAAATCCATTGCTGAAGCCCAGAGCCTGTTTGGTGACATCGAGATGTTCAACATTTACGGCAAGATGAACCGCTGGAACTGGAAATCAAGTCTGGAAGATGCCTACCGGAAGCTGTACACATGATCTTGATCGCGCCTTATGCCAAGCAACTGAGAAATGGCAAGCAAAATCCCAAGAATTATCCGTTTTGGGATGGCGTCATTCGCTTGCTTGCAGGCCACAAGATTGTCCAGATCGGCATTAGCGGCGAAAAGCCCTTAGTTGAAGACTTCCGGCCAGACTTGCCGATTGCAGAGCTTAGAAAGCTCCTGCAGGCCTGTGATACATGGATTGCTTGCGACTCCTTTTTCCAGCACTTAGGCTGGGACGAGGGTAAGCCTGGCATCGTATTGTGGTCAGTTTCTGATCCGCTGATCTTTGGCCACCCGGAAAACATTAACTTGCTTAAAAGTCGTGACTGCCTCGCTCCCAATCAGTTTTTATGGTGGGAGCAAACCGAGTACGATGCAAGCAAATTTGTTGAGCCTTCAGTTGTTTTGAAGGCCGTTGATTCACTCATTCTTGAAACGGTATTGGGGTAAGCATGGCTGCACCAAATTACACGCCGATCCAGCTTTATAGGACAAATACAGCGTCAACAACAGCGCCTGATGCTGCAAACCTGAACGCAGGTGAGTTGGCCATCAATTATCACGATTCAGGCATGGCGCTGTATGCCAAAAACTCTTCTGGCACAGTTAAAAAGCTCATCAACAACCCTGCCGGCCTAACCTATCCGGCGGCTGATGGCTCTGCTTACCAGGCCGTTCAAACTGATGGCTCAGGCACGATGTCCTTTGCGCCATCTGCCTCTTCGGTTTTGACCTCGCAGGGCGATCTGCTTTACGCCTCTGGCGCCAATACGCTTGCAAGACTTGCCAAGAGCACCTCAGCCACGCGTTATCTATCCAACACGGGAACCAATAACAACCCGGCATGGGCGCAGATTGACTTAACAAACGGCGTTACAGGCACGTTGCCTTATGGAAATGGCGGCACAGGTGTAAGTGCTGCTGCAACTAACGGCCAGCTACTGATCGGCAATGGCTCAGGTTTTACCCTGGCCAATATCACGGTTAGTCCGCCATTAAGCATTTCCAACACGGCTGGCGGCATTGCTCTCTCAGCCTCTGGCCTCGGCACAGGCGATGTAATTGGGCCTACGAGCGCAACAAACAATGCTTTGGTTCAGTTTGACGGCGTTACCGGAAAGCTCATCAAGAACTCAACGGCTACGGTCACCTCTGCAGGTTTCCTGACTGCGAATGGTTTGACGTTTCCTGCATCGGCTCCTTTATCGTCAGACCCAAATACGCTTGATGATTATGAAGAGGGTACTTGGACGCCAGGTTATAGAACTGTGCCTAACTTCTTGTCGATCACTTACGGGTCAAGGGCCGGCTATTACACAAAAATTGGCGATACGGTTTTCTTTAGCCTATACATCACGACTACGGCGGCAACTTTTGATTTTGACGGGATACCGCTATACATTACAGGCTTCCCTTTTTCGGCGCTGGTGACAACAACCCAGTACCCGATTCAGGTGACATGGGTACAGCTTTGGCCATCAAATGCACCAAGCATGGCGCTTTGGAGTTCTGCAAACGAAATGCAGCTTTATTACAAGTCATCGCCAGACTCCGATACCAATAACGTCATAGATCCCTACAACGGTCAATTTACGACTGGGTTTGGAAACCTCATCCAGTTATGCGGATTCGTCAAGGTAAGCTAAAGGAACCATCATGCTAGAGAAGCAAGTGGCGATCGATAAGATCGAGATTGTTGAGAACGGAATTATTCAGATTCGGCAAGTTACGCGAATCATTGAAGATGGCGCAGAACTTTCAAAGTCGTTTCATCGTTGGTCATTATCGCCAGGACAAAACATCGCGGACCAGGATGCTCGTGTTCAAGCTGTTTGTAATGCTATATGGACGCCTGAGCTTGTATCGGCATTTAATACCGCCCTTGAACAAAATACTCCGAAGCGCCAATCTGTCTAATAGGTCATGGATACGATTGAGACCAAGCATGCTGTGCTAGAGGCAAGGGTGAGTTCTCACGAGAAAGAATGTGCTCATCGCTACCAAGCCATCACTGAGCAGCTAGACAAGGGCGATAAGCGCATGACCAAGATCGAGTATTGGATCTGGGCCGTGTTTGCTGCTGTTCTTCTTGGGCCGGGTGCTGCGGCTGAATTCGTTAAAAAGCTATTGGGAATCTGATGGACGACAAAACCCACGAGTTGGCGGTCCTCAAGGCACAAGCGGCTATCCGGCTTGAAGAACTCAAAGCCCAGGACTCTGCCAAGGAAGTGGCAGGCAAGGCCATCGGTTCTGACGGTCTTCTTTATATCTTCCTGATCGTACTCGTAGGTGTTGGCGCATCCCTTTTCTTGGAAGGCGAAAAAATTGCTGCTGTTATGGGTCTTTTGGGTGCTTCACTTACTGCACTTATACAGATGCTAAACGGCATTGCAGGCACAGCAGCGAAACAAGAAAAGCCCGAGTTTGATGTCATCAAGGATCTTATCCACCGCCTAGACAAGCTAGACCGAGTCGAGCAACCCATGCAGGTTGACGTTGAAGGCTCCAAGGTCACGGTCAAGAAAGGTGCCGATCAAATTACCGCAAAGGGGTAAGCATGTTTGAGTTACTTGGCGGCGGCTTAATGGGTTCTATCTTCGGCGGCTTATTCAGGCTTGCTCCCGAAGTGCTTAAGTTTCTTGATAAGAAGAACGAACGCCAGCATGAATTGAGTATGTTCCAACTCCAGACCGACCTCGAGAAAATGAGGGGCGAGTTCAAGATGGAGGAGAAGTATGTTGACTACAGCATCCAGCAAATGGATACGATTAAGGAGGCATTTAAGGAACAGGCCCAGACCGCAAAAGAGGCTGGCTGGCTCGCTTCTTTTATCACTGCTGTTACCCGCCCCGGTCTTACTTGGATTGCTTTTGGTGTTTATGTGGCCGTCAAGGCTGCTGGGCTAACGATTGCCTTTCAGAGTAACGCTAACTGGGCTGAGGTTTTAACCAAGAGTTATGACGAGGATGACTTCGCCATGCTCAACATGATGCTGACGTTCTGGTTTGTAGGACGATCAATTGAGAAGTACAACAAGTCGTGAACGAGGCCAAAAAGCTTTGCAAGGATGTACTGATAAAGCCTTTTGAGGGGCTTGCAAAACGCTTGCCTGATGGCCGTGTAACGGCTTATCCCGATCCTGGCACTCGTGGACACCCTTGGACCATAGGATGGGGCGCTACCGGCCCAGAAGTCAATCCTGGAACCATCTGGACTATGGAGCAGTGCGAGGACGCCCTAGACCATCACGTCGAGTATTTTGTGCGTGGTCTGCTCAAGATGTCGCCAAACCTATCAAAAGCGCTCCCAAGACGTATGGCTGCGGTTACTTCCTGGGCCTACAACTGTGGCCTTGGCAATTACCGTGTATCGACCTTCAAAAAGCGTATTGATGCCGGCGATTGGGACGGCGCTGCAACGGAATGTGTCAAGTGGAACAAGGCCGCTGGCCGCGTACTACCAGGACTTACTCGAAGGAGGGCGGCAGAGGCCGCGTTAATGCGATGAGTTCAGCAATCAAGTCAGATCCGGCCAAGTGGAAACGTATTGTCGCCTCAGTCAAAGCCTCAGGAAAAGGCGGCTCGCCAGGCCAATGGAGCGCCCGCAAGGCACAGTTAGCCACCCAGAAGTACAAAGCCTCTGGCGGGGGTTACAAAGGCCCTAAAAAAGCGGATAATTCGCTCTCAAAGTGGACGAAGGAAGACTGGGGAACGAAGTCGGGAAAGCCGTCCACGCAAGGTCCTAAGGCAACCGGCGAGCGGTATTTGCCGAAAGCGGCACGAGAGAAGCTCACACCTTCTGAATACGCGGCAACCACGCGAGCCAAGCGCGAAGGAATAAGGCAGGGCAAGCAGTTTGTTCCGCAGCCTGAATCGATCAAGAAGAAGGTGTGGTAATGACAGTCGCTTATGCAATGACGTATGACAGCCTCGTGCTGGATATTCAGCAGTACCTTGAACGGACTGATGATGCCACGCTCGAGCGCATCCCTACCTTTATCGGCTTGGCAGAGCAAGTCATCGCAAGCCAGATTAAATTCCTAGGCAACCTCACTGTAGGCAGTGCCACTCTGACAGCGGCCAATCCTGTCATTGATAAACCGGCTCGTTGGCACAAAACGGTTTCCATGAATATCACGGTGGCCGGCAAGCGCTACCCTGTCCTGCTACGAAAGTATGAGTACCTGCGGGAATACTGGCCAGACCCCACACAGACAGGCGTGCCTAAGTTTTACTGCGATTACGATTACACGCACTGGTTCGTAGCACCTACGCCTACGCTGGCTTATAACTTTGAAGTGCTCTACTACGAGCGCGTGCAGCCGCTGAGTTCTGCCAACCAAACGAATTGGTTTACGGTCTACGCACCGCAGGCACTGCTTTATGGCTCCTTGCTGCAAGCCATGCCTTTCCTGAAGAACGACGAGCGCCTACCGATGTGGCAGGCTCAATACGACGCCATCATCCAAACCCTCATGGCCGAAGACAAGCTGCGTATCGCTGATCGTCAGGCCATTGCCGCGGATAGTTAATTATGAGCTACACAAGCCCCTTTACTGGCGACGTTGTTCAGCCAACCGACGTTTCTTATGAGCAGATCGCCCTAACATCAACGACGGGCACCATACAGCTTGTCTGGCCTATCAATGGCAATCTGAGCACAGAAACCCCTGCCGCTCGGATCATGGACGTTTCCACGACGAGCACAAGCTACGAATTGTGGATGCCACCTGCCAATCAGGTATCCGTAGGCCAAGACGCGCTTATCAGAAATACTGGCGCTCAGACACTCACTGTTAAGACCTACGATGGCAACAGCACGATCATCACGGTCGCCTCAGGTGTTGCCAAATACATTTATCTGACTGACAACAGCACCACTTATGGCACTTGGGCGAATGTGCAGTTTGGCGCTGGCACTTCATCTGCCGATGCAGCAACACTTGCCGGCGCTGGTCTGCTTGCTGTTGGCTCGACACTCAACCAAAGCCATCCGGTAGCTTCAATTATTGCCAATCAGACGTTTGTTGATGGCGATCGCGCTAAGACCTACATCTGGACAGGCGGCACAGCAACCACCACGCTACCCTTGGCCACCACAGTAGGCAATAACTGGTTCTTCCTCGTTAAAAACAGTGGCTCGGGCACGCTTACAGTTAGCGGCAACTCAGGCGAATTGATTGATGGCGCATCAACGAAAGACTTCAATCCTAACGAGTCAGCCTTTATTGTTTGCACGGGAACGGCGTTTGTCACCGTAGGCTTTGGCGTCAGCACTGACTTTTCATTCTCAGCGCTTACTAAGACGGTCACAACGGGAACCTACACGCTTACAGCGAATGAGGCTTCCAATACCATCCAGATCTACAACGGCACCCTAACGGGCAATGTCACGATCATCGTGCCGCCGATTGTGAGCCTGTACGTCATCAGCAATCAGTGCTCGGCAGGTGTTTTCACCTTAACCGTCTCCACAGGCATCGCTGGAGGCGCTACAGCCACCGTACCAGCCTCAGGACAAGCCACGCTTATCTGTGATGGCACTAACCTCTTAAACGCCAATACAGCAATTGCTGGCGGTACGGCCATCAGCCTTGTAAACGGCACGGCAGCAAGCCCCTCGCTTAACTTTGCAAGCGAAACCAACACAGGTATTTACCGACCAGGCTCTAGCCGATTAGGTATCTCAGTAGGCGGCTCGCTGATTGCTGACTTCACGACCTCTGGCCTGGCAGTCACAGGAACGGGTAACTTCACAGGCGGTATCTCTGGGGGCACGTTTTGACCAAGAAGGTTTTCGCTCTCGATACACGTCCTGGTATTCAGCGGGACGGTACGCTTTTCGACAAAGAGTATTACACCGACGGGCGTTGGGTACGCTTTCAGAAGTTTGGCGGTGAGCTTGCACGCCCTCGTAAAATGGGTGGCTACCGTGAGATTGTTGATAACTTAGCAGGACCATCTCGAGGTGTGTTTGTCGTTGTCCGCGGGTTGTATAACAACGTCTACAGCGGCTATTCAGATGGCTTGCAAGTCGTACCCATCAATAACAACGGCACAGGCGCTGGCGTTACGGATTACAGCTTTGCCGGCCCTGTTACGACGGTAAGCATTACCACGGCAGGCAGTGGCTATACCAACGCCTCTTATACGAATGTGCCTCTGGTTTACAGCACGACAGGCACAGGAACCGGGGCTAGAGCCTCTGTCACAGTCTCTGGCGGTGCAGTTACTGCTGTGACGATTACAGGCGGCGGTGTGCGTTATGTGAAGGGTGAATTCCTCACTATCAGCAACACTTACCTTGGTGGCGCAGGCTCAGGCGTCGTGCTGCAAATCTCTGCAATTGACTCACCGTTTACAGCATCTGATCTGAACTCTTGGCAATTCGATACGTTTACTGACAGGGTTGATCAAAATACCAACCTCTTGCTTGCGCACCCCTCGCAGGATCTGCAAGACATAGACAATGAAACCAACACCCGCTTATTGTGCGGACCCTTGTCAGGTACTGTGCTTTGGGCTGCCGGGTTATTTGCTGTAGACGATTGTGTACTTAACAGCACGACCACGGTAACGCTTCCAGCGTTGAATATTAAGATTGGCGAAGGCCAAGTCGTCAAAGGGCCAGGCATTCCTGCAGGCACGACCGTTGTATCTGTCGTTTCGACAACAGTTACGTTGAGTCAGGCAGCCACTATATCGGCCACCACAACGCTGACTTTTGATAATGAAGTCTCTATATCTGGCGGGGTGGTAGCACTTCACCCTTATGTCTTTGTGTATGGCAATGACGGCCTTATTTGGAATTGCGCCTCCTACGATATTGATGACTGGGTGTCTGCCGACGCCAATCAAGTTAATGCCTCTACGGGTAAGGTCCTGCAAGGATTGCCAGTTCGCGGTGGTTCTAATGCGCCGTCTGGTCTTTTCTGGTCGCTTGATTCGGTAGTGCGAATCTCTTATGCGCCTCAGTCATTAGGCGTGGCAGGAACGGCAAATTTTGCCGCCCCTACTTATTGGCGATCAGACATCATTACAAGTCAATCATCTTTCCTGTCTTCATCAGGAGTGATTGAGTACGACGGTATTTATTTTTGGGCAGGCGTTGATCGGTTCCTGCTCTACAACGGCGTTACCAAAGAGATCCCGAATACGTTCAATCAGAACTACTTCTTTGACAATCTGAATTATTCCCAGCGGCAAAAGGTTTGGGCTACTAAGGTTCCGAGGTTTGGCGAGATCTGGTGGTTCTACCCTCGAGGCGATGCAACCGAGTGCACGGATGCGGTTATTTATAACGTGCGCGATAACACCTGGTATGACACGGGAGAGGCTCTAGGCGCACAACGCTCTGCAGGCTACTTCTCCCAAGTATTCCGCTTTCCCATTCAAGCCGGGTACGACGTTAATACCGCAGACAGCATCAATGAGGTAACCATCTCAAATGCCGGCTCGGGTTACACAGACGCCACCTACAGCTACAAAACGCTCACGGGCGGCACTGGCACAGGCGCAACGGCCACCATGACCGTGATTGGCGGCAAAGTAGTGTCTGTCGTGATTAACAGCCGTGGCTCTGGCTATACCGCGGGTGACGTGCTGACCGCTACGCTTGCAGGCGGGTCCGGCTTTCAGATCACTGTCTCAACGCTGATGCAGCAGGTCTCACTGTGGCAGCACGAGTATGGCAAGGATGTTATTCAGGGAACATCAGTATTAGCGATTGAGTCTTACTTCATCACCTCAGATTTAGGTGTGATTGCTGGCGGCCCGGCAACCTTCTCGCCAGTCGGTGAAAACCGTTGGACGCGTATCGAGCGCGTTGAGCCAAACTTCATTCAGACGGGCGATATTGATCTTTATGTGGTTGGTAGACCTTATGCCGATCAGCCCGACAAGACCACGGGTCCTTATACGTTTGCGCCAGGCACAAGCAAGATCGACATGAAAGAGCAGCGCCGATTGCTGCGCTTAAAGTTTGTATCCAATGTGGCCGGCGGCGATTATCAAACGGGTAAAATCATCGTTGATGCCGACACGGGCGATGTACGAGGCTATACCGTATGACTGTAGCGCTTGTTTATGATCCGCGCTTTCACACCTTTGACTCGTGGGCATCGCTCATGTGCGAGTTGTACGCTTCCAATCAGCTTCAGGTTCCCACGCCAGATCTGGACTGGAAGGGTTGGGCTGCCGGCCTTAAAGCGATCGACGTATTTGCTAACGAAGCTATTCCTGAACCCTATCAGTTTGATGATTGGCAGGATTGGGCATCTGCCGTTGTCGGCGCCGTGAATCCGAGGACTAACTGATGCCTCTCGAGCAAGTTCAAACCTTGTCAGATCCAGAAGAGGATTCGCCACTCTCATTGGCTTCCAATGCTTCGGCATTAAACCAAGGTATTAGTGATGATTCGCAAATTAGGCAACAGGTACTAAGCGCTGGAAGTGATCCGGCTCAGTTGCAAAAGCTTGCCACGCAGTACGGCCTCAGCGGTGAAACCCTATCGCAGATGACAGGGCAACCCCTGAATCAAGTTCAGCAGATGTTTCGTGACTATGGCATACCGCTTGGCACGTCACTGACTGGGTTTGTAAATCGTGACATCGGCACCGACACAAATATTAGGCAACTTGAAAGAGGCGATGATCTCTCTACTGAGCAGGTTATCGGCGTTCAAGATGGCAAGCTATTAGTTCAACAATATGACGCCTACGGCAACAAGACAGGCACCCGGCTAACAACGCCTAACCCAACTGATCTTCAGGGCTGGTTGCAGGCAATCAGTCTAGTTGGCACTGCAATTACCGGGGCTGATTTGCTTTCTGGCGCTGGCGGTCTTAGCGGTCTAGACGTTCTTGGTGAGGGTGGTGGTGCTGCGGTCCCCACGTTTGATCTCACCTCGTCACTGCAAGCGGCGTTACCGCAAGACTTGGTTAATACTGGCAAGACCTTTATCCAAGGGTTTAACCAGGTCAGGCCTTACCTTCAGGGTGCTAATGCAGTCTACCAAGCATCGCAAGGAAATATTGCAGGCGCAGTGGCAAGTGGTCTGGGCGCAGCAGGCGGCTTAAACATTCCCGGCGCAAAAGAAGCGGCCAACTTATTCAATGTGGGATATGCCGCCTCGCAAGGCAATTATCTTCCCGTCCTCAACCAGATTCTTTCTAGCGATGTTGGTGGCCAATTAACCAATACGAAGATAGCCGGGGACTTCACGCTTGGCGATGCCATGAAAGCAGGCAACTTCCTGCAGGCTGTGCAATCAGGCAACCCAACGCTTATTCTTTCTTCGGCAGCAACGCTGACTGGAAGTAATGACCTCAAAACGGCTAGCGCAGCAAACAAACTCATTCAAACCATTAACAATCCTAATGCCAGCCCTTTTGATATTGCATTCGCAACGGAAGGTCTAGCCAAGAGTTTGATGACAACAACCCAAGGAGCGCTACCTGGCGGCTCTTCGGGCAAAAGCGTACTGGATGAATACAACGTCACTGGCGGCGAAGGCACTCAGTTGGCAACCGAGGGTACGGGTCCTTTGGATTACGTCGTCGGCGCTGAGACCGATCCCAATCTTGTCAAGACTGGCGTTACCTTTGGCGGTACGGATACAAGCGGCTACAAGATCCCAGGCCTATCGGTTGGCGATACGGATAAGATTTATGGCTCAACCTATCTGAGCGAAGATCCAGAGGGCGGTGCGCCTTATTTGAATCAACGCATTCAGATGCTAGACCGTGCTGGCAATCCAATCTTGGACGCATCTGGCAATCAAGTCTTTTACACAGCCATTTACGATCCAACAGACGGCACAATTCGTTACAGCGTACCCGTAGGAACAGAGGGTCAGTATGGCAGCAATATCATCAGCCAAAGGCCTCAGCTTATTACGGATGACGAGGGCAATCAGTTGCTCATCAATCCTGTTAACAGCAGGGTTCTGGCCACGTTAAGCGAAGCGCCTAGTGCTCTTGGCGGATCTAAAGACTTCTCATCAACGTCATCGTATCTTGATGATGTCACCTTCTCGGCACTTGAAGACCTGAGGAGTCGTGCAGATGCTGGCCAAGAGGTTTTGCAGCAAGACGTTCTTGACTTAGAAGCCCAAGTCTTTCAAGACGCCAAGAATGCCGGCGCTACTGACGAGGAAGCATTAGAGGCAGCGGCAGCGGCAACGTCAGACCTTAAGAAGAAAACAGAAGCAGAAAACTTAACGGGCGATTTAGATAGCACTGAATTGGCCAGCACTGAGAATGTCAAGACCGATGGCAAGGATTCGGTTTCTGATCAAGACTCCGTTAAGGCTGACGACAAGACTAAAGGCCCCAGCGAAAAAGGCGATGACACCATTCCTGGTGAAAGCACGGTTCCAGGGGAGAGTACAGTCCCTGGTGAGAGTACAGTTCCAGGAGGCGACACTGTTCCAGGCGACGACACCTCTCCAGGCGGAGACGATACGCTCCCTGGGGATGACACTATTCCCGGTGAAAGCACAATTCCGGGGGGTGATACAGTCCCTGCGGGTGAAGACAGTTCTCCTGGCGGTGAAGACACTCTCCCTGGTGATGACACGGCGCCCGGAGGCGATGACACCGTACCAGGTGAAGACACTTCTCCTGGTGGCGACGACTCAATTGGCAAATGCCCAGAAGGTTACGAACTTGGCCCTGATGGGAAGACTTGTGTATTGATCAAGCCCAAGGAGCCAGAGGTTATAACCTGCCCAACTGGCTACCACCTCGGCCCTGATGGAAAAACATGTGTTCCTGATGAAAAGGAAGAGGAAATCAAGTGTCCTGAGGGATACCACCTCGGACCTGACGGCAAGACATGCGTATTAGATGAGAAAGAGCCGGAAGAAAAGACGTGCCCAGAAGGCTATTACCTCGGTCCTGATGGTAAAACCTGTATCAAATACGAAGACGATGAAGAGATCACTTGCCCGCCCGGCTATCACCTTGGGCCAGATGGTAAGACCTGCGTAGCCGATGAGGCCAAGCCCACGCCAGTTACCAAAACTCCCGTATCACCTACAACCCCTACAACCCCTACAACCCCTACGCCTACGCGCACTGTTTCGGCTCCTAGCATGGCAGCGGCATGGACCGGCGCAGAGATTCCTAGGCTTATAGGCAAGATGCTAGAGGCCAAAGTCATTGATCAGAAACAAATTGATCCGTTAGCAGCATTCAAACAAAGGATTGCAGATATGAATGCGATTGATCCATCGCTTGCCCAGGTAATGGCACAGCGACTTGGCATTCAACAACAAGAAATGCCGTCATTCTCTTATGGCCAAGAGACATCGATTGATGACATTCTGAATCTTGGTAATCGTGAATACGCAGAAGGCGGTTACGTTGAGCCGCTCAAAGCGATGAATCCGCAATTCATGTATCGAGAAGGCGGATCTCTTCCTGGCGGCAGAGAGAACTTCAAAGACGGCAAGCATGTTGCCGGCGAAGGCGATGGCCAATCCGATGACATTCCTGCATGGCTTGCTGATGGCGAATTTGTTTTCCCTGCCGACGTGGTTTCAGCGCTTGGAAATGGCTCAACAAAGGCAGGAACCGATAAACTATACAAGATGATGCACGAGATCCGAGCAAGAGCGCGATCGACTCACAAGAAAGATCTGCCCCCTCCTGCACACAAGTCTCCGCTTGACTACCTGAAAGGTAAGTAATCATGGCCGGATTATTTGAAGGCGTGTCACCGCCAGACATTAACAAAACCACCACGACTGCGCAGCAGACTCCCGAATACTTAACCAAGTATTTGACCAATCTAGCCGAGATTGGCACAGGCGCTTTAGGGACTACAACGCCTGCTGTTAAAGATGCACAAGGCAATGTCATAACGCCAGGCTCATTCACTCCCAAAACGGGTGAAGAGCTTATTGCCAGCAGGCCTGATTACCTGAGAAACCTGCAGCAAGGCATTGATCCGGCTACAGGCAAGGAATATACCTCTGGCTCACTTCCTTCGCTTGGCAACTTGCAAACCTATCAAGGGACCATGCAAGACGCTGCATCACTTGCTAAGACTGCCGGGCAATCAATTGGCCTGACTTATGACCAGCAGGGCAATCCCATCTTTTCTGATGCGCTGAAATCTTTCTATGACCCATTTAAGCAGCAAGTCATTGATGAGATGCAAAGGCAGTCAGACATCAACTTGCAGCGCAGTATTCTTCCATCGCTGAAGGCTCTTGGTATTTCATCTGGGCAAGGTGGCAGTAGCCGCATGCGCAGTATTGGAGGCCAGGCTCTAGCTGATATTGCATCAAACCTACAAGCCCAACAGACCGCGGCAAGGTCCAAAGGATTTGAGACTGCTTTGGATGCAGCCTTAAAGCAGCAACAGCAGCAAGGCCAGATTGCAGGCACTCTAGGCACGATCGGCACTGGCGAAGCGGCTGCAACGCGAGGCGCCTTAAATACGCTTGCAGATATTGGCGGTCAGGATGTGACTTACGAGCAAAGCAAGATTGACGCACCCCTGACAAGGGCTGCCAATGTAGCGGCACTCATGCGTGGCTACTCCTATCCGACAACCACCACAGAGACCTACAAAGGGCCGGGAACCATTTACGGTCCAAGCAAGTTCCAACAAATTACCGGCACTGGCGCATTGATCTCCTCGTTATTTCCTCAGGGTGGCCAAGGCATCGGCAGTCAAGCAGTTAAAGGTCTTAAGGACTATCTGGCCGAACAGCAGTCAAAAAATCTTGCTATTAACATGGCAGACATTGACCGAATTGTTTCCGAATCGGGAAGCGGCGGAACGATGGGTTCTGAAGAGCTTGAAGACTTCTTTAACAATATTTTGGGCACGGGTAGCGGTGGTTGGCTAGGTAACTATGACGATCAAAGCACAGATCCTGGTGAGGACTAAGCCATGGCCAAATCACCCTTAGCACTTGCCGAGATACCGGGCGAATCCAGCGGCATGACGCAAGCGCGTCAGTCTTACCTTGATACGCAGCAAAAACTTCTCGAGGCCTTAGAGTCACGCAATCAGTTATTTGATCCGACACTGCTTGCTCTTGCTCAAGGTTTACTGTCGCCAACGAAGTCAGGAACTTTTGGCGAAGGTCTTGCCAATGCTGCTGCTGCTGTGGCTCCGGCTGCAGAGGCTGAACGCAAACGCAACATTGAGATGGCTCAGATCCGTGCAGAACTTGCTGCAGGCCAATATGGTGCGGCACAAAAATCGCAAGCAATCAGAGAGTTGTCTGGCGGTATGCAGCCTAGCGGCCAACCCGGTCAATCGGACGAAAAAATAACGGCTGGAGGCCAAGAATT